CCATTATTTTTTACCCTTGTTTCTCTTAGATATTGCTGCAGCCTTTGACTTAGCATCAGCCTTAGATGATGCACCCCAAGCCTGTAGGGATAAAAGTAATCTGGTTGGTGAGCCGTCAGGCTTGCGCTCTGGTCCTGGCATACCGCCCATACGTGCTAGGAAAGAAGCCCTACGAGGGTTGTCTCCAGCCTTTACAGGTGCTTTGAGGGTACCACCAGTGTAAGATGCTCTACCCTTGGCATTTAGCCCACCAGCAGGGTTCTTGCCCTCTTTACGTGTCCAGGCTGCTGTCATTATTCTTCCTTAGCCATACTTGAGAGTTTGATAATAGAACTTCTGATTCATCTTTGACTGCCCCTACAAAGGTATCTATTGACCAGCCTGGCTGGAACTCGATACCTCTAGGGTCTTCCCACAGATAGTCATCAAATGCCATAATCCCACCTGGCTTAAGTAATCTCCAGCCAAGTACTGCATCTTGTAGTACACCTTCTGCGGTGTGGTCTCCATCAATGTAGATAAAGTCAAAGGTAACTTTTTCTATAGAGCGTAAAAACTCTTTGCTATCCATCTTGTACTTGATTATGTTAGGACGGAAAACAATCTTTGAATCATATGTACGCTCAACATCTAGCCAGTCCATTTCCTTATGTTCTTGCTCATCAGAACCTGACCAAGTATCTACATCTTCTAGGATAGAGTTCCTCTGAGTAAGCACATTATCTACCATCCATACAGATGCGTTGCCTGTAAAGGCACCAATCTGTAGAAACCTTAGACCGAACTTGCCAGCAAGTGGCATTAGTTGTGACTTAAAGTTTTCTTCTGCAGTTATCTTGAACCAGTTAGGATACTTATTTGGCATAATCTTTGCCTCTACCAAAGGCATCATAGTAGTTCTCGTCCATATTGAATCGCTTCATATGTCCTACAGTTGCACCAGTATCACACCACAGAGGAATCTCTGCCTTGTTTACTACTGCAAAGAAGTAGATATCCTCACCAGTGAACTGCTTGTTAGCACCCACCTCTGTGAAGAATGGAACTCCTGGTAGTGCTTTCTTAATTCTTGTTACTACATTACGGTGCATAAGGCAGAACCCCATACCAGCCGCACTTACTTTAATAAAAGCATTCTTAGGTAATGGGTCTAACCTTCTAATCCCAATACCAAACTCTGCTTCAGCAAACTCATACACAGTTGCTAATGGTTTCATCAATGGTTGCTCTGGTTCATTACTTGTAAAATAAACTCCAGTAAGCAATGGTATTTCTACAGCATCTCTACGTTTCCAGAGTTTAAGGAACTTCTCTGGAGTAATCATTATATCTGAGTCAAGCCAGAGTAACCAATCAGATTTATTATTGTCATACCAACGATTGATTAACATCTCACGTTGTTGTGCAATCTGATTACCGTGTGCTCTTAATGAGCCACAGAACTCTACGCCTGAGTTTATCAGGGTGTCTACGACACCTTCCATAAACTTGCCATCTACCATACCATTGTCGCACCAAGCGACTGCTAAGGTTTCTTTCTTTTGTTTAGCCATTGTCCCTACCTTAACTACTTAACTTTTTTTAGATTTGGATTCTTTTTCTTAGCAGCCTTACTTGCATTGCGAGTACTTGCTGCCAAGATTGCAGAAGCACCCTCTTTAGAGATACCTTGTTTCTTAGCAATATCTGCTGCAACAGCCTTAAAACCAGGATGCTTTTTCATTAGTTTGTCATACCATTAGCCCATGCGCCAGTCTTTTTAGCAATAGCAGCCTTAGTCTTAGTAATATCTTTTACTTTGCCAGCCTTTACTCTTTCAGCAAGAAGACGCTCAGCAACTGCTTGAGGATTCTTTAATTTTGGTTTAGGTGTAGGTGTAGTAGCCATTACTTTTTCTTACCCATCTTCTTCATGGCAGAGTTCTTCATTGGCTTGCCTTTCATCATATGCATACCAACCTTAACTTCTCTGGCTTTTTCTTTCTTACCTTCTGGTGTCTTTAATTCTTTTTTCTTTGTTAATACATTTTCAGTCTTTTCGTACATTGCATATGCTTTTGCTTTGTTCATTGCCATTATATTCCTGCTTCCTTGAGTTCCCTCATTACGGTGGCTGTTGGTTTATCTATCTTCTTTGCTTGTATCATTGTGTTACCATCATATGCTGCACCTATTTTTTCAGATGCTTCGTGTGCTGCCTGTATTTGTTTTATCTTTGTACCGTTAGGCTGAATACCTTGTGCTCTAGCACTACGATATGCTTCGAGTTCAGAGTTCCACTTCTTTTGAGTTGTACCACTTGCTATTACATCACCTCTGGCATCGCCAGTGGAAAGTTGCAAGAGTTGTATCTTGCATCCAAAGCAACCCTCTACATATTCTGGATGTGTTTGTATTTGATGTAGTCCCATTATTCCACCGTAAAGTTGGCTGAAGTTACAATACCGTCAGCAATCATTGCTGTTCTAATAGCATCACTAACTCCAGTATGCTGACATCCACCCATATAGTAAGCAGTGTAAGTTGCTAACTCATCTTCAGATGGATACTGTGTAAGTGAGTAAGTGCCACCGCTAAGGATGATAGTGTAACTCTTAGTGCGTTGCTTAAAGTGTGTATGTAAACGATGACCACCAATAGGACCCTGTTCTAGAGTTGGTGTTACTAATGTATACGTTGCCATTATTCTCCCTTAGTGAATTTACCAAGAGGCAGGATTTCTCCTGCCCCTCAGTCAATCAACTACGCGACTGATGAACCATTAAGAATACGATACAAGGCTGCTTCGCGATAACGCTTGAAGCCAAGAACGCCGTACCAACCCATTGGGCGGAAACGCATTAATTGGTCGATGACTGGACCGATAACTGTATGTGGCTCTTCAGCAACGGCTTCTGCCATTGCTTCCTTGCCAGCAAGAATTGTACGGTATACCTTGGCACTTGAAGCACCGTCAGTATCATTGAACATACGAGCAGACTCTACAAAGTAGGCTCCTTCGTATGAACCAATTTCTCCAGCCCAAATGTTGTCATTTGAGTTGTACTCATGAGGCAAACGCCATCCACCAGCACCAGTCTCAGCACGTAAATCGTGTGAGATTTCTGGGTGGATACCACACCAGTACATTGAACCCTTGCGAGGAACTGCAAGACCAGAACGCAACTTAGCAACAGCCTTGCGGATGTTGGCAGAAGTGATTGTATCTGTAGCAGCAATTGTTACTGTGTTAGTACGTGTGCCACCATAGATGACGTTAGTACCACCACGAAGTTCAGTCTGTGCGACTGTATCAATTGAACCTGCAAGGTTGAAAGCGATAATGTTAGCAATTGCTGGGTCTACATCAGCAAGGCTGAAGAGGTCCAAAGCACGTGTAACAAGGACGGAGTTACCATACTCTGCAAGAGTAATAGTAACTGAAGTTGGAGCAGCAATCTGAACTGAGTCACGCTCAGTTGATTCTGTCAAAGCAGTTGTCTGTTCGGACAAATCTGCGTATAGTTGTAGAACTACGGTTGAGCCAGGGTTTGCCAATTTAGCAGGACGCTTGTCAGCGACACTACGAATTAGAGGCTCTGAACGCAACGCGAAGTCGAGTAGACGGTCATACGCCTTTTGGACGAGACCTGCACCACCAGCGGTACCAGCGAGATTGCCAGTAGACGATGTATATGCATTAGCCATTGTTGTTCACCTCCTAGGTGAGTTGTAAAATTACTATGTATTTATTTCTGTGAGTAGATAAGTGATTCAAGTTCCTCGCGAGAGGCTGCATTATTAATGCGGTTTAATAAATCACTTGCTCCATCAGGTGTCATACCAAGTTGAGTAACTACATCTTGCTGCCGCAAGGCTGCTAGATTAAGTTCCTGTTCTGGGTTTGCCTCTGGCTGTGCCATTCCAAATAATTCACCATTATCAGTAAGCCAGTTATTAACTGAATCTGTACTAACTTCTTGCAAATCATTAAGGATTAAACGTGCAGCCTTAAGGTTGATACCTTTTGTTTCTAGGATTGATTCGACTATTGCCTCACGTTGAATTTGATTATATTCATCAAGTTGGTCAGTAAGTTCTTTGATACGCTTCTCATCAGAACGTTTGGCTTTCCGTAACTTTTTAAGTAAGTCACTTCCATCCATCGGTACATCTTGAGTTGTATCATCATCGTCTTCATCTTCATCCCAGTAGTTGTTGCTCATAGCAACCCACCCTTCTATTCGTTTAGTCGCAAGCCTCAGGTCCCAATCGGGGAATTGGTCTGGCTCTTACTACCAGTCTTATACGCTACGTGGGCTGGTCGGTCACGTAGGAATCTATTTATATCTGTCCTTTTACCAAGGATGTCTTTAGGTAATTAGTGTTATATCCAGCACCAGCAACACCTGCTGAACCTTCAAAAGAACCACGTTCTGCAGATGCTAGTAACTTACGCTTTCGTGCTGCATCAGCATTTGATTTAAGAAATTCTTGTGTTCCCATTTCCTGGTCATAATTAATACCAGTTTCTTTGTAGATATTAGATAACTTACTAGACTCAGGTAATACACTTGCTATGTTAGATGCACCTGCAATTGCTTGGTCTTGTGTAACACCATATGCAGCCAGGTCACTCATTGATGTTAAACCTGTATTAAGACCTTGGTCTGCAAATGCTGCACCAATTTGCCCAGTGCTTACTTTCTTTTGTAATTCAGGCAAAGTATTTTCAGGATTTATAACATAAGAAAGCAAATCTTTATCTGTTATCTGAGGGTACCATTGCTTAAGTAGATTAAGAATTTGTGGATTACCATTCTTTACTTGCTTCACACCAAGGTCAAGTCTTTTATTAAGTTCTAATGCAGATACATCATTACCAATAAGCGTACCCATTATGCTACGTGTAGATTGTTCTGGCACTCCATACTCTTTAAAGTATGCACTGTATGCATTTTCTTGTTGTAAATAATCGTACTCACTAAGTGCATTAAGCCCTGCTTTTAAACGAAGACCATTGCCAGAAAATCTTTTCTTATAGACATCAAGATTACGCATACCAAGAATAGCAGTATTAGTACTAAGTTTAGGGTCCATAATTGATGATTCAATATAATCACTCAAGTCTTTCATTTCAACATCTGTAAATCCATATGACCTCATAGTATCTTGTATTAAGGCAAATGCATCTTGTTTATCTTCTTTTTCTTTAAGCAATTTTGCTTGTCTTGCTTGTTCAATATCAAATTTTGCTTTAGCATCTGCTGCTGCTTTATCTGCTGCTGCTTTAGCATCTGCTTCTGCTTTATCTGCTTTTGCTTTATCTTCTTTTTCTTTATCTAATTCTGCTTGTGTTTTACCTTTAGTTTTATCAGGTTCTATAACAACAGGTTTAACAACAGGTGTAGTAGTAGATGTAGTAGTAGGTGTAGTTTGACCTACGTTAAATTGAGCAAGTTTAGAATTGCTTGTAGGTGCAACAGGTTTAGGCGCAACTGGTGAAACAGAACCATTATTAAACTGACCAAGATTAGGTGTAGTTGCCATTAGCCTACCTTCCCCCATGCTTTGTTAATAGTATTTAAGAATGTTGCTGCTGCTTCATTTGCTTTAGGAGTAAAACGCCAATCAAAATGAGAGCGAACACCTAATAAAAAATCATCTTTACTGGATATATCAGGACCCCCAATTGCTTTTTGCACATCGTCATCATATATATCTACAGCACCTTCAACAAGACCCATTTCATCTTCTTTCATTCTTTGAAAGTTACTTGTTATATCAGATACCTTTAAGCCATTATCTATATATGGAGCCAAACCTTTGAAGTGTGCTTTAGCAGACTGTTTAATTGTTGTAATTTCTTGTTCAAGTCCAGTTGCTATACCACTAGCACTAAGTCCAGCAGTAACACCGCCAACTTTAAGTGCTCGATTGACACGGTTAAGTAGTTCACTACTAGTAAGTCTAATACCATAATCGGCTGCTGTTGCTTTCAACTTAGAATATCCTTGACTAATAAGACCACCTGCATCTTCTAGTTGTTCTTCTGATGCACCCTTGATACCAATACTTGCTGCTTTTTTATCTCCATTAATAATAAGACCAAGACGCATTTCAGTACGGTCTTGTTCTGATAATGGAGCATAACCAGTACTTTTACTAATAGTGTTTCCTGTTATATCTTGTGTTGAAATTCTAAATGAATCTCGTAATAGTTCTTCTTTATGTAGTTTTTGCCAGTATGCTTCTCTAAGGTCTTCTAACTTATCAACAAGTGCTGGGTCACCAACGTATTGTTTTACCGTACGGTCAAATTCAGCCTTTGCATCCATTTCTTTAGTAAGACTAGATACTGTATCACCACTAGATATTGGACTAGGTATGTCTTGACGAGATGTAACATATGAATCAAAATCATATAGTGGTTTTGGCAAAACCGCTTTAGGGTTAGTCTGTAATTCAGTTGCATAACGAGTACCAGCCTGAAAGTTATCTACAGATAGTTCATTGATGGCACGCTTGATAGCCTTTTGAAACTCTGCATCTTTATCTATTGTAGAGTAAGATAGTTTAAAAGCCTTTTCTCCACCTGGGTAATACTTTCTTAACTTAAGTTTATAATATTGTATATTGTCAGAAGTTATACCAGTCATGCTGGCAGCAGCAACAGAATCTACAGAATCTGTTCTAAAACCTTTTTCTGTACGTAGAATTGCAATACCAGTTGGATTTTCATTATCAGTAGTTGGTAGTTGTCCAGCAATATAAGGAGTTACATTAACTCCTTGCGGTCCAGATGCAACCTGAACTAAAGTACCATCAAGAAATACATTCCAATCAGTTGATTCTACACCTACATTTATTGGTTTAACGTTGGGTGTTTCACCTACTGGTCTCGGAGTAGCAGATGGTTTGGGAGTTGGTTTTGAGGTTGGTGTTGTTTGTGGTAAGGCAGCAGCAGCAGATGCAAGTGGTCCAGGAATTGTAGGTTTTTGTTTTAATGCCATAGTTATTTATTCCTAT